CTCCGCTACCATATAAGAATCATCCTCCGCCAATATCTCAAAGAATGGTGTAGGATCATCATCTGAAACAGAAGGTGTTTTGAGGATATTTATTCCTAATATTAACATTATAGTACTTCTCTGTATACTAATATTTTACCTGAGTCACAAGTAACAGAAGTGAACCTTCCGAAGATTGTAAGACCCTTTGGTATTGTTGTGTCTGTAACGCTGTCGCCCTCTGTTGCAGTAGCATCAATCTGGGCGTCTTCCAAAGCTGTGATAGCGATATAGTTGTGAGAGTTCACCGTTTCCGATGCACCCACCAAATCGAATCCAGCCTGACCAAAAGCCTGAAGATTGAAGTTAGCGTCTCTCTGTAATTTTTGAGCCATTATTATTTGTTTTTTGCAAAGTTAGTGTTTTTATGAAAACATATCTGATTCATCAGGGAGCTCGCCTCGGTAACCCTTGCGCTGGCTTATAAGCTTAGACTGCTCTACAGCCTGCTTCTTAACACGCCCGTCTTTACGGTCTTCCTTCATAGCTTCTTTATCAGAGGCTACTCGGCTTTCAATCTGCTGCTCCATCACACCAAACTCGCCCTTCATTTTCTCAAGCTCCATACGCATCTGGTGTTCTAGCTGTGCTAGCTGAGACTTGAGCTGGTATTCCATCTGCTTCTTCTGCATCTCAAGCTGTACCAGTGCCTGCTGCTTCTGAACCTCAGCCTGTGCAGCTACCTGAGATGCCTGAGCGTTAGCCTGAGCTTGCGCTTGGATATTCATCTGCTGCATCTCCTGTTGCTTAGCAATACGCTTCTTACGGCGGATGATCAATAGACGCTCTGCCTGATCAACATCCTTGATGTTTCTAATGGCGATGGCGTCTTCAAGATCGATCTCTCTCTGACCTAGTGCGATCTGAATATTCTGCTCCAAGTACTGGCGATCTCTATCGCTGAGGTCTGACAATACACGGATGCCGAAGTTGTACATCGGTAGATCCTTAAAGCTATTCAGTACCTCCATATTGGTCTTACCAATAGCCTTCTCGTACACGTTGTATAAGACAGATTGTGAAGGAAGGATCTGTAGACATTTTAGAATGTCTTCACAGACCTTCCTATATAATATCATACTAGCATTAGTCACATCGTACAGCGCATTGTTTGCTGCCGCCATAGCCATCTGGTTCACCCCTACTAAGGCTTCACCTTTTGGCGTAGAACCGTCTACCACCTCGTTGATACCCGTAGCATCACGGATCATACGTAGGTAGTGGTTATACAGAGCGATAAGCTCGTTGATGTTTCTGATGCTGTTGTCGATCTGACGAACGGGCGGGTTTTGGAAACCGCCCTCTGGGTTCTTACTGCGGTAGTAGAACACACCAGTTTGCTCGTAGATGTCCTGAATCTCTAGGGGTTGCAGGTCTCCACCACGACCGAGGTCTACATTCTCTAGACCTTCAACATCGATGATGATACCGTCAGGCTTTGCCTTGGCAATAGCTTGCTGGATCTTCAGGTGAGACAGCTGTAGTTGATCCGCAAAACCAATGACGCTAGAGACAAGGCTCTTAGGAACCATATTCCTAATGTTTGTCGCTACCACAGAGTAGGACATCTGCGCACGGGTGATGTCGTGGATATTCTTAGGGACGTTGTTCTTTTGTCCGTAGTTCAAGATGTGCTCTGTGCCGATGATGTACATACCTCCGTACACGGTGGCGTTATTCATCTGTACAGGCTCTCTATCGTATACACTGTTCTTTGGTGTTTCGTAGGTATTCCCCTTGTAGTAGAATCCAATGTTTCCGAATCTAGACTTCTTCTTCTCGTAGATCATAGAATCGACAGATAAGAACTCGAAGTCTAATACCTCTAGGGTGAACTCATCGTAGCCGTAAGTGTAACGGCTGAGGCGCTGGTCGTAATAGTTCTCCATAAAGCGAGAAGCATTATTACCGTACTTGTTCATTACTGTCTTAGCAATCTTCTGGTACTCCTCTTCAGAGAGCTGGTCGCCACAAAGACGCTTCAGCTCTTGGATAGAGATGCGCTTGATGTGTCCTGCGTATACGATGTCTGAGAATGTAGGGTCGTCAGTGTAGCTGTGTACAAAGAACGCCGGGTCTACATACTCTTCGTTGATCCCGTAGTTCGGGTCGTTGCTGCGCTTGGTCACTGCCATACCACAGCTTACCAAATCCTCCACACATCTGCGGTATACACGCTCGTCGAAGTTGTTCCAACTCAGCGTCATATTGGTAGCTAGCTGTGCAGCGATCTCTGCATCAGTCTTAATATTTGTATCTAAGAAGATTTCTACTTCTTCTGGTGTTTCTGGCAATGATTCAGGATCTACGTCAACATTCAATCCAGATTTTTTTGCCTCTTCGAACATCTCCTTGTTCTCGATACGTAGTGCTATCTTTTTCTTTTTGACGTCCTTCTCTGATCTAGAGAGTGGGTCGATAGCTTCTACCTGTGGGTATCTGTATGAGGAGATGATTTTATTGACAACGATTTTAGCGAACTTGGGGACGATGGGAACTGGAGTCCAGTCCAGTGTCATCATAGTACCGTCACCATTATTTGGATCCAGCGAGTTTAGAATCTGTTTATATATCGTGGTGTCTTGGGTACCGTTAGCGTAAGACCTAGAAGTTTCGAACTCCTTGTATCTGCGCTTATAGAGGCTGCCCTCGGTATCTATGCCGCCCCATTGAGCCATCAATGACTTCGCATACGCTAGCCCGTATGCCTTACTCATTTTCTCTTCCGTGGGCGCTAGAGGATCCGGAAAAGTATACTTATTTTGATTATTCATCGTTTCGCTGAATCTTTATCAACTGCAAATATAACCATTTTATCAACGCTGGATAATCTTGCCCTTTCTGAAGAACGTCTTGTCTGTATTGTCTTTTTTAACTTTCTTTTTCTTAACTCTTTGTGCTGCCAGAAGCGCTAAACCAGAAGATATAGTAAGGTCATATTGCGTACGGTTATCTATGCGAAAATTGATCCAGTCTTCCAGCGTTCTGTTGAAGTACATAGGCTGGTAATTTCCGTTATCGTCCATACCTACATACTCGTGGATATAGGACTCTATCGCCTGTGCGTGTGCCTGTATCACATCCTGTGAGTTCGACGGGATTCCCTTGGTCTTTACCGTAACTCTAGCTGTTGACTTCAGATGTTCAGGGCGGTCCATCAAGTACTCGTCGTAGCCTCGCATCTCGAAGTAGCGTGCTATACCGTACTTGTTGTTCTCTATTAGTATTTTATACCCATAGAATACCGCAGCCATCAGCACATCCTCGTAGAAGATCCTAGCCAATGGCGGACGTGATGCATACTCCACTACAAACATATTAGAGGGGTACTCCATATTAAACTTGTTGTAGAGATGGAAGGCTCCCTTAGAGCCTCTTCCATCGACCGTAGCGTCGAGGTCATAGCTATCCACACCTCCCACGCCTAGCCAATCGTTACCCGGAGACTTTTTGCCGTGGTCCATAGATACATTGTTACGCATACCCATAGGCGGCATCCAAGATACTCGGAACCTACCGTTGACATCCGGCTTGAAAATTACGCTACTATCTTGTTTCCCGTCTACCCATACGAAGTTACCCCTGACTACAGGTTGTGGGTAGAGGTCTTGGTTGTATTCTATTTGCTCGTAGATCTTTGAGATATTAAAGAGGCTAGACTTAGTGGAGTCTCTGAAGGCTTCCTCTGCCGTAAAAGGGAACTGGCGTATGCTTTCGTTAAGCTCATTGCTATCACCTGACAATCCTTTGCGTTCATTCTTGAGATAGGTTTTAGACCCTATATCTATCTGTTCCCCATCCACACCCATTACAGGTTCTTCAGGGTCATCAACAACGGGATTACCATAGATATCAAAGAAGCCTTCCAAGGCTTCGTAGGCGGGGACGAATATACGGTATAGCATACTCTTGGTTCTGCCGTTAGAGTTTCGGTCGTTGGGGTTGGACATATCCCACAGGTCACGGTAGTTTCTACCGCCCTTATCCAGTGGGTTAACTGTTGATCCGATGATCGCCTTACCGACAAATTTACGCCCTACCATAAGACAGGTACGCTGGATACGCCAGACCTCTAGAATGTCTTCGGGCTTCTCAAACTTACCGCCCTCATCAATAAACAACAGCTTTAGTTTCTCACCATCGTATGCATTGGATGTGGTGTTGCGCCAGTTTACTATTGTGTTCAGAGCCTGCCCCTTGAAGCTGGTCTTGTTGTTCTTGGTGATACGCTTACTAGGCTCACGGAAGGCGAGCTCAGTTCTGGGATTTGTGGTACCGTCCTGAATAGGTTTGAAGAAGAAAGGGTACTGTCGGTACATCCCCACCACCTTCTTCATAAAAATGTTCTCCTGTGCGTCCTTACCGGTCTTTGACATAATCCCTATGGTGACATCGTAGGTTGACGTACCTACGTCGTCAACCTTGCTGGCAGCGATGTTAGTGTATCCAGAACGGCGACACTTGGTATACAGCTGTCCAGCGCATCTAGGGTCTACGATGCACGCTTCCATATGGTAGGAGATGTCTCTCTGGAACCGCATATAATACCCGTAGAAGCTGGCGTCGATCTTGCTCCACTGGAGCATCATATAATGGGAACCCGTTATATATGTGGGCTCACCGTTATTAAAAAACCACAGCCCCTTTTTACGTCTTTCAAATTCCTGATCGATGTAGGGCTCGTACTTCTTCTTGAACTCTTTGGGCATATCGTACCACTCATCCATACTGCGTATTCTGGACAGCTCGGTGGGCATCTCCTGACGCTCCCATCGCTGCTCACTCTTAGGCTTATCGTGGTATAGGATCTTGTTCTTTGGTGGTACTTTAGGGAGCTGTATAAACAGGTCAGAGAGCTCTATCACCTCACCAGATGTATCGTCTGGACAGATGTTGATCACCTTCTCATCGTAACCTTCTATGTCTTTTAGACCTGCCATTTAAATTATATTTTGTAGCTTTACATTAAATTAACATTGCGACTATGAAGAAAATTATTCTAGTTATCATCGGTATGTTAATGCTTACGTCCTGTGCAACAGGCTCCCACGTATATACAAATTGTGTGAAAGCAGACTGCGAGATTGCAGCTGTTCACCACCACGTATACTAACGCTGAGCATACCTTTCTGCTAACCCGCCAGAGAAATCTCTGGCATCCTCAATCCCTCCAGTCTCCTTAAGCTCCTTAATCATTGTTTCGAGCTTCTGGTATTCTGTGATCAACTCTTTAGCATCTAGAGCTGACTCTTTTATGCTCTTGAGTTCCGCCCTACGACCGGACCCTGTGAGGTCCGAGTCTACGGGCTTTTTGATCTCTTCGGTGATGTTACGTATGGCTTGAGCCATAGCATCCAGCAGATCCTCACCAGCCCTTACACTGCTGAACATTTTCTTGCGTCCCATTAGAATCCAGTGGCGTAGATATCATCCATATGTACACGGTAGAGTATCTGTCCGTCTACCTCCATTTCGTAGTCGGTGTTCTTCATTATCATCACCTTGTCGCCGGATTTCAGCCCTAGCTCCTGCACACGTGGGGAATCATACAGCACATACCCGAACTGGTTGTACTTAGGCTTCTTTGTAGATACTACGATGCCTGATTCTGTGACCTCCTCGTCCTTCTGCTCTTCTGGAGTTAGGAAGATCCAATCTGAGATAAGCTCTACCTCACCAGTGTCCTGACACTTAAAGGCGTAGGCTTGGCAGGCGTGACCGTTATTAGGGTTGAAACGTATGTAGTAGATGTCGTCCTGTACGATCTGTCCACGCCCGTTACCAGCGATCACTACGTGATGGTGGAAGTAGAGGGTATCGCCAACCTTCACATTGGTCTCATACTTCTCTGGGATGGCTACTACTTCAGCCTCCATCTTCCTGTTCTTAAACTCGTTGAATTTTGGGTCGAGATATAGGCTGGTGTCGCCCATCTGTATCTCGTCATTGAACGCCTTTGGGAGGCGTACAAAGAAGTCGTATATACTACGCATATGAATTAAATTTAGTTTCCTTAAAACTCTAGGTCGTACTCAATAAGTACGGGAACGTTCTCCACGCTCTTCCACAGCATCACACCATTCTTAGGATGCTTTATATATACTAGGTATCTTTTTTCTTTGTATTTGTGTAGATAGGCATCGTCTAGGATGATGGCGTCTACCTTGGAGTCTCCAGCCTTCTGACCTACATAGTAAGCCATAGCTTTCAGGGGGTCTACCCCAATGATTATTTTACGTATCATTTCGTTTAATTTAATTCGTTACCGCCCATACGGTTGATCCAGTAATTAATATTACCGGGGCTGTCTCGCTGTTCTATCCTGTATGACTCTACCAAGTATGATAGTAGGTCATCTAGCTCCTCTTCGCTATCCACAGATATTGAAGATAATAGATTCATATTTACTTCTACCCCCTCGCCATCGTCGGCAAATTCAGCAGTGTCCATATTCAAGAACCCTACAGCCATAGCCACAAGAACCTCGTCCTCTAGTTCGTATTTTTTAACTACCTCAAGGATCTGGAGCATCAGCTCCTGAATCTCCTCGATGCAGTCTCTATGACTCTCTTTCATAATGTATGTTTAAGATGTAGCTATCTGTAGTAACTCTACACAAGACCCAGCTTCTATAGTGGTACCACCTCCAGCTGTAGCAACGTTTACCGTGATGTAATCTGCAGCTTCTAGCTTTTGAGCGTAGAAGAATGAAGTCATATCATCTTGAGCGGTAACCTTGCTTCTGTACGATTTACAAATCTCTGCCCCGTTTTTCCTTACCTCTATTGTAATATTTGGGTTTGTGGTATTGTTTATAGAAGAAAGGCTTACATCAATTCTATATATGCCGGGGTTATTAACCGCTATTCTAGTGCCCGCCCCTCCGAAGGTGTAGTTAGTGCCGTCGTCCTGTGCAAATGATGCATTAACATCTGCGTTATCGACTGTTGCGAAAACCATATCCGCATTGGTACCAGTTGCAAGGGCATTATTAGCAGCTTGTCTTGCAATGATTCTAGGTGGCTCGTCTTTAAATGCAGATGTACCTAGCTCACGTTTTACCACATTGTCAGAACCGTTGATAAACAACGCTGTCTGCTCAGAGTTATCTGTTGAAGGGGCTGAGGTAAAGTTTAGTGTTCCGTCTACCTCTACCGTAGTTGTTGACAGCTTCAGTGCTGATGCGTCGCCAGTTCCATCCTCTACATCTTTAGTGGTTGAGGTAAGCCCACCTTCCACGTGAAGGAGGTTCCCGAACTTATCTTTTATCTTTTGTCCTGAGAGCGTGCTCATAAATATTAATTTTGTACAAAGATATTAAATTCAATGTTATGCCTAAGAGCGAGGTGTCTAGGAAGAAGATGTATCGAGACTTCTCCGTTATCAAAGACAGATACATAAAATCCAACGACCTGAAGTACCTGAATCTAGCCCTACGTGATATGGCTAAGAACTACAATATATCCGAGGCGGAGATCCGGTTTATGGTATTCATATATGATCTAGAGTTCTTCACCATCGACTATGCATCGAAGGCTTACTTCTATAGTAAGCGAAAGATGTGGCAACGACTCATCCAACCCCTCAAGGCGAAGGGATACATATATAAGCACTTCGACAGGCTCTCTGGATCTGAGACTATGGAGGAGTATATGTTCCGTGAAGAAACAAAGTACAGCTACCGTATCAGGTATGCGCTATCGCAGAACGGCAGGCTGATGGTCAGCAAGTTTTATAGAAAGATGGCTGGGGAGGAGCAAATAAACGTACCTGTAGATCCCAGAGCCAAAGGAGGCACCAAGCTGTAATTACTTACTATGCTGGGTGATCACTTTGAACGGAGCTTTTAGTGAAGCTCCTTCGTGGGGAACGAATTTCCCCTCGTGAGGCATAAGATAGAAACGACCCTTTACATCCATCCAGTGGTATCCCTTTGGGGCGTCGATCATAACCTTCTTGTCTGACTTGCCGCCTTCCTTATACTGCTTCTTTTTAGATGATGCGTAGGAATTTTTTTTAGCTTTCATAATGCTGATATAGAATAAGTTACAAATATACTGTAATTTTTTTTCACATTTTTTTTGGTTGGTATAATTTTATTTGTTTATCATTGTATCAGAATCAAACTTTAATACTATGAGAAAATTAATGATCATTTTGGCAATGTGCTTGGGGAGTCAAGCAATTGCACAGCAACTACCGGAAGAACTTCAAGGATTTGGCATTGAGTTAGACCACGTCAACGAAACAAAATTCGGACTACACGAATGCTACGAATTCTACGGACACATCGACAGCATCTACGCTATTTACGATATCGTAGCGGATATGTCTACAATTGGAGCTCCATTCGTGTTCGAGACTGATGATGAAGAGGTATTCGAATTCGAACGCCCCGGACTAAGAGGCATAGTGTGTATCAATAAATACGTCGATCGATTAGCGATCATCTACACAAGGCATCCTGAAGAGCTATAAAAAGAAAGCCCCCTCGTTTGAGGGGGCTTTTTTATTTCAGTAGAGTTTAGATTTAGTATTCAAACTCAATCTCATTTCTCTTGCTCTCGTAATCTGCGAAGCCTTTAGAGTCACTTAAATCACTACCTAGGCGACGCAACTTCTTGCGGTCGTTAGTAATCGCATCGATCTCAGCTTTAAGATCCTGAGCCTTCTTGCTGTTTTTACCAAGCTTTCCAAACTTACTATACTCACTCTTTAAGTTACTGAGTGTTTCGTTAGCTGCTCTAAGGTCCGCTTGGAAAGCTTTCACCCCTGCATCGTACTCAGAGCTAGGCTTGGATTCCTTCTTAGGCTTTGCGGCACTACGATCTTTTGGAGCTCCTAGCTCACCGAACTCTGATAGCATTTCTTCAGAGAATTGACCTGAAGGTGTACCGTCGGGTAACAAAACAGCTTTACGTCTTCCTTTAAAACCTCTTTCAGGATCACCAGTCTCTTTCTGCATACGTTTTACCTCTGCGGATTGCCCAGGAGTTAATTGCTCCATAGTGACGCCTTCATCAGTTTTTGATATCATAGAAGGCTCAACCTCTACCAATCCTGTTCCAAGTCTTAGATTCTCAAAATCTTTACTGTGCATATTGCGTGCAGAAGGGGTTCCCTCAGTAACACCTTGCGGGTAAAACATAAAATTACCGCTGGTAAGCATTGTCCGAAGGTTACCCATATTACCCCTAGCTAATTCTGTGTGAGCTTTCTCTCTAAACTGTTCTGCTTCTTCCCCTTTCTCAATGACTCCTCTTCTTATGTTGTAGTCGATAAGGAAGTCTACTTTATCCATAGCTTTGTTCAAGGAGTTGCCTTTCCATTGTAAAGTTTTAACCAATCCTTCCTTGCCTGTAGCCTTGTCATCAACAACAGTTACTGTATCGAATGTTCCGCCTTTCTTTGGTGGATCTGTTTCTCCGCCATTCTCGTAGCTTTTCATTGCTTTAACCAATGCACCATATTCAGCGTACAACGATTTCTTTTTCGTCTTCATACTAGTTTTTTGTTTTCTTAAAAGTTTAAAGTCTTCCTCTGTTAGTTCTCCGTCATTGTTCTTGTCTAACTTAACTTGACCACCCTTCAAGTAGCTGTTACTCTGCTTTTTGCTGGATCCGCCGTGTTTATACTTTTTTAACTTCATAAGACATTATACAATGATCAAGTGCAAAGATAGTTATTTATTGTATTGATTATTTCTTTAGGCCTGCCTTCACAGCCATCTGTGCTACACGAGAAATGCCTGAGAAAAAATCTTCGTCCATAACATCGCTAACCTTATCCGCTTTCTTCTTAGCTGTATCACCTTTATAGTAATCGCTCTCCATAAAAGCCGACGTGGAATCTTCAAACAGATCGTAGTCTGTGGACGCACCACCTGCGTGGTGGTACTTACCCCAGAAGTCTTTAGCGGAGATATCGCCGCTGGCATACTTGCCGAGGTCTGCACTAGGATGCTGCAGGTACTTTCCAATAAATAATACCTTCTGCTGTTCAGCTGTTAGTTTAGAAGCGTCTAGTGTTTTTTGCTTGTAGGCTTCTTCTAGCCAAGCAGGAATAGGTATGTTATTATCCTTGAACTCTCTGTAGGTTCTATTAACTGAAGTTATGCCGTCGGCTTTCTCACCAGCCTCAAACATAAACAACCCCTTGCCCACACCTTGAGGTACTAAGTTCCCCTCGGCATCTTCTATCAACTGTACAGCACTAGATTTCATACGCTGACGTGGACCTGTTTCGTGATATGCGATGATATCCATTAGCTGTTCATACTGCTGGGGTGTTCCACCTTTCTTAGAGATCAGGTGATTCATCATAGCATCGTACCCACTACCATTATTCTTTTTGGTCTTGATGGGATTGTTGTTTGTCTTCTTCTTTATTATCATAGTGCAAAGGTACAAAATATAGAAGGCAGCCCTAACAGCTGCCTTCCCATAGGTAATCGCTAAACAACCTATTTAATATTAAAGTCTTTAACCCTGAAGTAGTCATTCATACTCATAAGCACCCAATCGTACATAAGCTCTTTCTGATACTTCTTTAGCTTCTTTCCCCTCTTCTTGACATTTGACCAAGCCTTGGGCTCTGAGCCAAATCTGTTTATCCATCTATACACAGTGCTGATAGAAACCTTATATCTCTCTGCCAATACTTTTACATCATAAAAAGCATCCTTAGTCTTTAGATGCACATATACTAACTGACTTCCTCCAGAAGCACGGGCATCTATATTAAGACACTTCTCTCCCATCTTACTGGCACACCTATGTATCCAGTATTTTTCTTTTGCGTGTAAGTCCTCTATAGTATCTGCCTGATCTATCATCCTGCATTCTACTATACATTTTCCAGAAAGGAGTTTACCACTACCCTTATAGCTCTTATCGAATAACTTAGTTTTATGCTGTCCTATGTAGTAACAGCCATCATCTGTTATGGTTACGTATATGTATCCTATCATATGTTAAGTTGTTTAGCGAAAATAAAGTTAGTCTTTTTCTGTCATATGTCAAAAAAAAGTTGTAACTTCGCTCTAGATTCCTCACGCAATCAGGATTCTTTCCACTTGAATCCTTCTTGCTTTATCTAATTACTCACCCTGTAGCTGGAGGGTCGTCGCCCCAAGCAGAGACCCGCTCAGCTACTTTGTGAGAGCGGCAAGAACTATCCCTACAGTAAACACCCCCAGATCCTGTCAGTTCGCACAGCTTTGAGTAGCTGTTTGCTCCTGCCAGTATCCTCCTTTCTCCTGCACGAAAACCTCCCCCGACTGGCTTGATCCTACTTAACAGCTTTATGTCCATTCAAAAGCGCTCTAAACAGCTCATATACACCCTTAAAAAAGGGATGAGTAATGTTTAGGTGGGGGATTATATATAGTATAGGACGTTGGCGCACGCAATCCGAAGTGGAATCTGAAACCCCACCCCCTACAGATAAAGCATTGATTGTCAAAACTTTTAGCGTTTGCTATCTACAGTACTGGTTCAGCTATAGCTATGTAACTATCTGGTTTACAGACGGCTAGCTGATCCGGTGGAACAGACTAGTTGCCGATGGTGTTCTGTCCATAGGCGGAACAATCCCCACCCCACCATACACCTCAACCCAACACACTCTCACACGCTCACACATCCACGCTCCTGACGTTTCTCAGGGCTGATGGATACCAACCTTGGGTCAGCCCCTTACGTGCGCATAGGTCATACTAAGGGAAGATTTAGATGCCTAGGTATTTATACTCAATTGTGAAAAAAAGTGTGTATAACCCTTGTGTAATCCA